CGGGACAAGGACATCCGGGATAACGAAGCGATTGACATAGTCAACAGCCTCGTCCCAGATGGCGCCCGCACACTCAACATCACCAGGGGACAATCCAAACGCTCGGCAATAGTCGGCATCAGTGGAGGCGCAGGCATGCGCCTTCAACTTGCCGACCATGTTACGAGCGTTCCCGTCGATGGCAGCCACCCTGTTGCGCCTAGCGACGCCAGCTCCCTCCCGCATACGTGCGAAACAGGAAACCGGCTGATACACGACCGAATAGGCGTATAGGACATCTTCCAAGTAGCGCTGAGCCGTCACTGGCTCGCGCATATGTACATGGGATCCCAACACGCCGATCGATTTGCGTATATCAGGCACAAACATGAATGACTCCCGGCCATCGTACAGCACCCGCACCAGCTTGCACTGACACCAGCTGACAGCCCTCCAATCGTCACTGGGGGGGTCAACCTTGAGCTCATGCCCAAGTAGCCAAAAGTAGGCGTGCAAGGCCTCAGTAACACGAAGAGCCCCGTCATCGGGGTGGAAAAGCACGAGACAATCATCTCCGTCATCAAGCAGGTCAAACCGCTTCGTGATGCCACGGAGAGCTCCACAAACCATCATGCAAGTTAGCACCGAGTTACCAAACCCGGTATGCATGTCACCAGACATCCTGGTGGCGGTTATGGAATATGTCGCGCTTCCAATCGTGCCATGCGCTCGCTCCATAAGATGCTGGAGGTAGTACATGTCATCGGCATAAACTGCCGGAAAACTGCGCCTGTAAAAAGCCCACTCGGCCTTTATCTGACCCTCAGTAACGTGGGCGTCAAGCCTGTGCAATCCAAGCCCGTGACGAGCGGGAAAACACCGTAGACCGCCTTGAACCCGTGGTACTTCTGCCAGAAAAGCTCGCCCCGCTCCTGTGGATTCAAACCCTTCCCAATCCAGCGAGACCAAGGCCTGCCAGCGAGAGAGGAAAAGTTTTTGAAGACACCATGAACACCAACCCTGGAATAGTAATAAGCCTCCATTGGCTTTGTGAACTGAGCCACATGGAGGTTGAACTTCGGATCCCTTGGCTGGATGAGACGGGGCCACTTCCCGGCGGGAAGCATCTCAACCTTCGCGAATGCGCGGATGAAGGAGTACTTACGCAGCAACAGCCGGTTGGGCTGGCCGTAGGAACGCCCATCGTAGCCCGCTTCGGCCCACTCATCGTAGGCCCGTTGATAGCGGGGCAACTTAGACCTGTCCAGGTGGAACCCCAGATCAGACAAGGTGCGCGATAGGGCGTCCTCGCCAGTACGCATAGAGTCAAGCACACCCTGCATGGTCATTGGGGTGAGCCTGGCCCGCTGGCCTGAAACCGCGAAAAGCTTTGCAACCTTGAGGAGGTGTTGCACCGTCCCCGGGTTGGAGGCAAGGTACTGCCCCAACTCCTTACTCCGCGTCAACACCCTGAAGTAGAGCGCACAAGCAGTGTTGGCATCACAGGGGGACACCAACTGGTAACGCTTAAAATCTTGTGCACGGGAAAGGAAGGAATACATGGGACGAACAAAGATGCAAGGCCTCGGCAGCAGCCGGTAACAGCCCGTGGCCTCCCAAGTCGCGCGGACAGCCACATTGGCTGACACGCGCTTGGGAACCCAAGAGTCTGCACCGACAGGGTTTTGCACGAAGTAGGTGTTAAAACGTACCTCCCCAGAAAACTTGGGGAACAACGTACGGGCAACCGCTTCGTGACTCACCGCGTCAAAGCTGCCGAGGCTCACACTTTTCCCAAAGGGACGGTGGCGTTGTCTGGCCAGCCCTGCATATTGATCTCAAGGGGCTGGGTAAGGTCACTGCGCGCAGCGGTATAAAGAATCCACTGCGCGTGCATGCGTTTGTCGGTGCCCATCATTTGCTTGAACACTTGGGAGGGCCTAGCCTCACCAACGTACAAGTCCCACGTCGTGTGGACGGTGTTAACCGCCTGCTTGTAATCACAATATGGGGATGTGCGCAACCGATACAACATGGTATTGTAGACGGACCAGTCAATCGCCGCCGTATATAGGAACTTCGTCTCCACACGAGCCCGGTGAGTAACCAACTCCACCGATGGGGCGGGCTCGTAGCGACGCCACGCCGTGAACGCAAGCGCTACGAACGGGAGACAGGTGACCAGCACGATCAGAGCCGCCTCCCACCCAATAACGCCTGACGCCACCAGCGCCCCAACAAACCAAAGCGTGAGGACAGGAAGGGCGAAAAGGAGGTAGCGCAACTGGTACCAGCGAACACGCTCGGCCCAGGGCCACCGCACACCAGTCCTCAAGGACCACATCGAGCCGACAGCGTCGAACTCGGCAAGGCCCTCGGACGTGGTGCGCACCTCCTTATCGTCCTCCACCATCTGCCGCCCCCGCGCGTACTCACCGGCAGTCGGCTGACTGAAGGGGATATACGGAACATAACCCAACAGCCTAGACCAAAAAGACCCGAGAAACCGACCTGGCAGTGACGGAAGCGCGTCGGGGTAAACCGCGCGCTCAAGGTCAGTGCCATCCGGCCGGAAGGGATGCGAAGAGACATCCTCTGGGGCCTCCTGCCGCGCCACAACAGGCGCGTGTACACGTGGGGGGGCAACAATGCCGGCGGCTGGGCGCGGCTCGGCTGCATCAATAGGGGGATTGGGAGGCGGCACGGCGTCGGGGACCGGAACCGGAGCTTGCTCCACGACTCCGACACCCATTGACGCAGTGCCCGCCTCCTGCTCCTCACCGAGCAGCCCGGCCGTGCTACTCTCAGAATCGGAACTTCCAGAATCCGAAGAGCAATCACCGTCGGCATGAAGAAAAGCTTCCAGGTCGCCTACGCCAGCGGCACGACCGCTGCTGGCACTAGTAGGCGAGGTGGACATCGACTCCGCATCCACATACCCCGCGAGTAGCGGGGGGGACGCAGGGCTTGGGGCCTGCGGCACAACCGGCATCACTGCCTGGTCGGCCGCTTTCTGCGACTCGGCCCGAATAGCTGCTAGCGAATGGTCCACCCGAAAATCCTCCCAAACCACCTCCGTGCCACGAATGACAGGAACATGGGTGGGGGTACAGATGCACCACTCAAAGAAGCGCGTCTTGGGAGAGGCAGTCCTGATCCTAATCGCCTCACCATCGAAGTGGCAGGTGCCAAACCGATGGTATGGGGGGGCGATAGGGACGCCTTTTCTGTCGAGAACGACAATCCCGACACCGCGCATTCCTGGGGCGGGACGCCCCTGCTTCTGGTGCTGGGTGATTCTGCCCCGATCATCCATCTGGAGGAACTCACAAATGATGTGGGGTGACCCAGGCTTACCCGAAGCTCTAGCCAGGAAACCGAAGTCGGCACGGTCTCCAACAACCCAACTCGACACATTCACCGTTTGGCCATGGACACACTGATTCTCCACATTTTGCTGAATAACCTGGCTTTCCGCGTCCGCGCTCCCGGCGGCCTCACACCTTTTGATACTATCTCCTGGTCTATTCGCGTACTTGCCCCGACGATTACCGCGTTTTCCTCTCATAGTTTGTGTTGTATCCATGGTTGTATTCGGTTGTGTTTTGGGGGGGGGTTGTGCTAATACAATGCAGTGCGCACAAGCTGCAAGGCCACCTAACCCAAGTGAGGGGCGGAGAGAAACAGACTCCACTGTGGCATTTTGACCCGTGCCTGGGGGTTCTGCGCTATCCACGCAACCGGCGCGGCAGGCCTGGATAACTCCAGCCAGACGCAATGAAGGAGGGAGGAAGAAAGCCAAAAACGAAACCACACGGGGCAATCGCCACCGTGTGGGGAAGGCAAATTACAAACGGATTTTCGCACAGACAACCATGGCAGAGGTGCAATACCATGGCTCCGTTAGTCTGCGCGAGGAAAAGTCCCACGGATCACGAACTGCAATGGGCCGACGCCCACCCGGTACACAAAGTGCACCGTATAGGTGTCGAACAGCACGTGTCCGTGGAACAACCCGTCGTCGCGGGTGGGAAAAAGGGCGATGAGGTCAGGCATGGACATCGTCACCAAATCGGCGAATTGTGTCAACACGCTGCGTGCGCCGCCGCGAAAACGAATCGCGTGGGGGCTTCGCACGGCGCTTGACGCGTTGTGGCGCGCGATAATGGTACGAATCAAGCCAACTATCTCCTGAGGCCAGCTGGGGGGAAGGGCCCCCCTTGACATCGCGCTCAATTTTGTCTAGCCCTGTTTGGCCGGGCGGACCGTAGACGACGGCGGGGTGTGGCGGTGGATGAGGAAGCAGAAGAGCCGGAATTGTGGAGCTCGAACGCGCGAGCCAGAGGCCGTGCAATGCTACGGGGGGCAGCAGCTACAGCCTCAAGCTCGCGACGGACAACCGGCAGTGATGCACTCATCGCGCCCATAGGGCCACCCGCGAGGAGACCGCGGGTGGCTGCGGGAAGTGCGGCCTTGGCAACAGTGCCAGCGACCTTCTTGGTGGCGTTGAAAGCCTTCTTGGCGAGGCGCGCAAAAGCCCCAGTCCTGTTGTACGAGGAGGGGTAGAACCTAGGAATCTCGGCGATCGCGTTGCAGATGCGGGCAAATCCAATAGGGTCGAACTTGCCTTGCTGTACCTTCGCGAATGCAACGTAGGGGCTGCCAGGCGCGACGAAACGCTGAACCGTGATCTTGCGCTGAACACTCGCAGTGTACTGGGCAGGAAGCCCAGTGAAGACCGCCACAGCTATCTCCGAAGTAGACACCAATCTTGATGCAGACATGGAGCCGGGGTAGGTGACAAGAGTCTGTGTCAACGAAACGGTCGGCATTTGGATTGCGTTCACATTGCCGACCAGCAGGGACACATTGCCGAGGTCGGAGGGCGTAGGGGTGACAGCGTCACCGCCCTCGTAGATCACGGCATTGTTGAATCCGCCTGACGGCACATTCGGCCACACTGAAGGAGTGTAGGCGAAAATGCCATCCTTCGCCTTGCCGGTATAGGCACCAGGCTGCTTGCGGAGAGACTCAATGTCACCAGGGGGGAGGAAGCGGTGCTGGGCAACAGTGGTGCCCAGGTAGCCGGAAACCCCAGAAAGGTCTGTGTTGGTGGAGAAGTTGAAGAGGTCGCGGTTATTGTTGCTGTGAACAAACGAGGCCGCAACAGAATTGCCCTGCTGGTAGAGGTTCGCGGTGGTGTCGATGACCTCAAAGGAGCTTCCAATCACCCTGACTTGATCAGAGGAGGACAGATCGGGGATCATCTCAGAGTCGTACACCAGGCGATACGTTGCCAGAGGGGGACAGGGACCCACCGTGGTGGCCGTGGACGAAGGGAAAGGGGACTGTCCAGGGCTCATCATGTAGATCATCAATCCACCCCAGAGCTGACCAGCGGTGGGATTGGTCAGCTGGGAGTAATTGGGAGCCTGATTGAGCGGGTACTGGGTGCTGCCGTTGGTACCACGGATTGTAAAGTCGGCGACCAGATTGTCGCCGGCCTGCACCTCAAAGCCCGTGTTGACAACCCACATATCACAGGGCTGTCCGCTAGGGGCGGACACGTCAACCTGGATTGTTTGCTGTGCAATCACGGACTGGCCGATCAGGCCATCGTCAGGAGCGGCATATTCACTGAACTCGGGGTCCTGAACGAGAGTTCGGAAAGTGCTGAGGAGACGTTCCTCAGATGACATCGCTGATGTCGAAGTGGATTGGGAAGAAGCGAGAGAGTAAGTCCCGACACCAGCCTCTCAACCGGTGGCAGCAAGCCAGTGCGTTCCACTGGCAGAGTCACTTTTTCTGGGGGATCGCCCCCTGGTAAGTGATTGGCATCATTCCAGCCATTACCAGCCTGTGTTTTGGGCCTCAGGCGGCCACGATGGTGAGCCTCCACACAAACAATGTGAGGAGGCCGCCACCAGATCCAGATACGGAACGCTAGCATGTATAGGACGGTTCAGGGTCAAAACCCTTGCGTGTACCGGGGAAACCCCCCGTAGCAGCAACCGGCGCGGGTTATCGCGAGTAAAAACTCTAGCTTCGCCCTTGCCTACGCCACATCACACCCAATCCAATTACAATTAACGCGATCTAACTGGCCCCAGACTTGCTGCGGCGACAACCGGTCGCTCGGCCGTGTTCACCCAACACGGACGGGCCAGGGTTAAGTACCCTGGAAACTCCGGGCTGCGAGTCCCGGGATCCCAAAAAGGGCCCCTGCACCATATGGTCCGTGCAGCAGGACCGTTGTGGGTGGAGAACCAACCCCTCTTGCCTAGAGGAAGGTGGCCACCCGTGCCGAAGCCCAGCGCAGTAGTATGCGCCCCGCCGAAAGAAGCCGTAGCGAAGAAAGGGTC